GCTTTCTGTTGCTTCACCTTTCCTCCCAAGATTACGATTAAAGTTGCCTAATCCACCTGAGTTACTTGGTGTTGATTCTTCAAACCATTCTGAGTAAGTTTCAGATAAAGTTTTAAACTGTTCGTCTAGACCTTCAATGGTCCCATCTTCTTTGATAGTTAATTTTTCTCTATCAAATTGTGTTTCAAGAAGCTTCTTATATCTATCATCAACCTTTGCTAGCTTAGAGTTGATTGCATTATTTAAAGTTAAGTTTCTTATCTTAACCTCACTATCTTTTTTCAGAGTCTCTATTGTAGTCTCATGATCTTTAATAGTTTGTTGTAAAGTTTCATTGTCTTTGTTATTCTTTTTTAAATTTTCAATAGTTGTGTTAGCAGTATTTAACTGACCTACTAAATCATCCTTTTGAGTTTTCAACTTAGAGTATCTTTCATCTATATTTTCTAATGAAGTTTCATAAACTTTATTTTCCTTCATAGATGCAGTTATTTTGTTTATCTGCTCATCCGATAAACCTTGTGCTTTCAATATTTCCATTAATTTCATAATATCCTCCTACGCTTTTTACGTGTTTGCATCACTTAGAGTTTTTTTCTATTTGTTCTTTTACATCTACAATAAGAAAATAAAAAGATAATAAAAGGTCGGTTATAGCATTGCTAATTCCGACTTTCTCCTTGTACAACTTGGTACATGAGCTAATTATATTTTTTAATCCATATATTCAAACGATGCTT